TGCCCGGGCTATATCTTTCGTCCGGTTCTCTGGCTTGGCATCATATTTCCTTCTGGCTGCTCGTTTCCGTTCCTGTTTTTCATTATCCCCCCGGATAACATTGGACAGTTCAAACCTCCCTCAAAACTTAATAGTGGTCCCCGATGATCCGTCAGATGTCCAGGTGATATTATACCTGCTCGGTTGATAGTTTGCGCAAGTGTGCCGGTATGAACACCAATCACATTTCCGTTTATAGCAGGGTGGTTCAGTTAATCCATACTCCGGCCCATAATATACCGTGCTCGCGGTTGAGGCGGTCCCTGCCGGGCAACCTGATACCGTGCTGCTTTCCTGGTGGTTACACATTTATACCCGCTCCTCTGCTTTCCATTCCTGTTCCTTTTCTCCCCGATACAGCCAGCCAACGATAACCCCAATTGCCAGCATACAGATTTCCATTATCATGGTTTTTTTCACCGTCCGTTTATCCTGTTCTTACATCCATGCAATGGCGGCGTATAACACCGCAAACCCTCCAAGGTTCACCCATGCGGTGCTGTTTGCCAATGCTCCGAATATCATTGCCCCGATAGCAACGGAAAAAATGATTAATTGATACCAGATCATGCCTCAACCCTCCTCCCTTCATCAAGGTATTCGAAAATCACGTATCGGTTATACAGGAGGGACCATGCCGCCATATCACCGGGATAATACCCATACCCGACACTTCCAAGCCATGAATTAAAGCCAAGGATGTTCCCGGTAAAGTTATCCAGTTTCGGGGTCAGTTCCACATTATGCCCGCATTCGTGTTCGATGATCTCTGTTAATCTCATCTCTGGGCAGGTGGAGGCATTTACAAGGATAACCACCCGCCCATCTGGTGGCGTGGTCCATCCCCGGGCAATGAGTTTATCCCATTCGGTATTCTGGTATCGGGTAATGTCACAGATTATAATGAGGTAGGTTTCCCCTCCCACCGGGAAGGGGGTATCGGGATAATCAGCCCGCCCGGAAGGACCATACCGGGACGTATCCGGAGGAACTATGATAAACCCAAATTCGTTGGGGACCATGAGCAGGGCATTTTCCACATAGGTTTCATTAATGCCGTCAATAATCATCACCTCATATACCTGATCGTGTAGGGTGGGATCCCCCGATACGGTCTTATAGGTAGTCCCGGGTTGTGAACCTATGAGCAGGCTATACCCGGCAATCATCGCAAGGATACACAGGACCACCACTAAAAACAGGGCGATCCATTTGAGTATTGATTTTATCATTACGAAAACACCTCTGGAAACATCTCTTCCAAATCATCGGCGTATGCCCCATCATACAGCCCCGGGATTACCGGAGCAACGGAGCATCTGCAGTTTGGGTGGAACGGAGGCCAACCCATATCCCCAAACCCGGGACCGTCCACCTCTGTTATCTCCCCATATAGGGGCTCGCAATCATCGCACACCCGATCATCCTGGGATGTAATGAGTTCACACAGTTGCACCCTTTGCTCATCAAACCGTTGCCGGGTGCTTTCGGTGATCGCCGTCATCACTTCGGTTCTTACAATCGTTTCCGCCCGGTTCCATCCGTCATTAAGGATAGCATCCACCGCATCCGCAATCTCATAGGTCCCCTTCCCTTCCTGCATCCCGGTGGTTATAGCTTGGACAATCTGGTTACTGGTGGCATCGGTGATACCTTGCAGGGATGAGAGGTCCATTGCGGTTAAGGTATCAATCAGGGCTTGGGTGGGGGGTCCGATAGTGAAAAGGGAACCGGATGCAGCTTCGGGGAGGTATTCCACCCGGATTAATTGTTCGGTGGCATATGCGTTCCCCTGTTTCACCGCCTGTTCAATCATGGTCCCGGTGATCTCCGTGCCATCCTCAAGGAACGAATCTCCAAGCATCGGGAGGTTCCGCATGATTTCAGGGAGAGAAATACCCGGAGTTGATCCGATGATATTGGTCCGTTCCCCTTCCTTGATAATCAGGGCAAGAACCTTTTTCCGATACTTCCCCCATGCTTTTTTGAGAAGGGGGATGGTTTCCTCCTCAATCCATTTCGATTGGGTAGGATCCCGCCTGATATCCGGGGACGGCCTCCATCCTGCCCGCTTATCTTTGGTCACTGGCCCCCTTCCTCCACCTTGAGGTTGAGAAGTTTCCGCATGGTGGACCGGAAATCCTTTTTCTCCACTATGGTATAGGGGTCCAGCCGGTTTGCCGTTATGACCTTGGCTTTTTCAATGTTCTCCTGGGTGGGGGTCATGGTCCCCGGGGTAGCCTGCTGGATATCCAGCACGGCCCGTTCTGTTTTCAGTTCCTCCCATGCTTCGGGGTCCATCGGGCCAAGTTCCGCACCGTATTCCCGTAACTCGTTGGGGGACATGATACCGGCTTTCAGGCCAAACTCTGCCTGTTTCAGCCATATCTCGGATTTATCCACACTTGGGGACGGTATATCAATGCTGATGGTGTATCCTTCATAGCCGTTTGCCTCAAGATAGGGATCCAGCATACGGGTGAACGCCTGGGAGATCCATGCCTGTTGCCCCCGGAGGTATGCAAGGAACAGTTCATATTCGGGACCGGATGAACCGCCGATCAGGGTTCCGTCCTTGCTGATACTGGATGCAGGGGAGAAGTAATCCACCACCACCGCATTCAGGGCATTAATGGTTTCAATTGCCGTGCTGTTCTCGGAGAATTGAAGCGGGATCACCTCCATGTTTTCACGGAGGGGCCATGCGGTATTCTTCCCCCAATTCTTGAGGAAGGTTTGCCCGTATGCTAAATCGTCTTCGGTGGGGGTGGTCAGTCGCATTAAGACAATCGGAGCCCCTTCCCGGTTCACCTTCTGCATTTGAGATTGCCATGAGAAATTCAACATCTCAAATATTGGGACCAAGGGAGTGATGATCGGTTCTCCTGCCAGCCCCTCACTAACAGGATCCTTAATCATGGTGATCCCGTCAAGCTGGGTAAGCCCCCCGGTATCATCGGTTTGCCAATACTCCACCGTCTTGGTTTCCAGGTTATAGGAGATCCCCGGGAGGATATCCGAATAACGATAGGTGGAGGTTGGGGCAGAGGTCCGGAATGAATGGGGGGGCAACCTCCGGAGTTTCACCATCCGGTATTCATTATCCACCCATTGCCAGACGGGGTTAAACAAAGACGGCCCCCAGAAGAAGAAATCATAATAGGATTTCTGCATACGGGACCAGAGATCCACGTCTGGGGCATCGGTCATCTTGGTTAATGAGGTGACCAACTGTTCGGAGGTTTCATCCTGCTCCCCGTCCTCATTGGTGGCGGTGATGGTGTATTTCTCTTGGAAAATAAGGTTCCGTTGTTTATGTGCCACCCCGGCGGCATATACGTTCTTGGTGAGGTGGAACAGTTTATCAGCATCAATCGTTGGGTTCTGAAAATACGGGGTGTTCCCCAGAGAGGTGATATAAACGGTCCCCTGCTCTTTGGTGTCAGAAGCCCTTACCTTGGTCTTGGTATCCTTCGCCATTATACGCAATCATAATCTGAATCCCCCCGGACCCATACCCGGGCTTCCTATACCCGGAATTGGTTGCGTGGTCAATTGTTCAATCCCAACTTTTGCCCATCCCTGGGGGATACCTGGGGCGGCATACCGGAGAGCATCTAAAAGATGATACTTTTCCTTATCTTTGATCTTCTCGGAGGGGGTTCCATACGTGTCCAACATCCTTGAATATTCAATCATCTGTGCTATGGTCTTGGGGCAGGAGGAGAATACCCGGAACTTCCCGCCACGGAGCAGGGCGATCACTTTATCAATCCCGCTTTCCACATCGGCAATGAGCGGTTCCTTCACGGCAATCCCTTCCTTTCCCCAATCCATCCGGAATTGTTTCTCGGATGGTGCGCCTCCAAACCAATACTTGAGGGGGAACCGCAACCCGGTTTCTTTTGCCCTTCTTACATGCTCGGCGGTGGTGGTGTTCCCCTCAAGGGATTCTTTCCAGAGGAAGATATCCCGGGAATCGGGGTTGATTGCCAGCCAGATTAAAGCGGTGTTTACTGCCCCGGGGTCAATCCCAATCACCTGGGGCCAATTGTCAGGGATAAAGAAGGGTTTGATAACATGAACGGATTCATCAAAATCACCGTATATGGCCCCGGCGGGACGGTCAAAGATGCCCCGATACTGCATATTGAATTTCCAGGCGGGCATGGTCCTCTGTGCTTCGGCATATTCTTCCAGGGGGAATGCCGGGTTCATGGTGGAATCAAACTGAATCACCGATATGTCGGTTGCTCCCTGGGACCACGGGACGTATATCTCACTCCGTAACCATCCGAAGTTATACAGGGTAGTGGTCCCGAATACCCGGCCCCGGTGGATACGAAGACGACGTTTCACGGATTCCCATGCAGCCAGGGAAAATTCATCCATCCCGCATTCATCAAGCCATGCCCCTTTTGCGGTGGCTGCCTCTAACCTCCCCACTCCCACCGTCCCGGCCCCGGTCTTGGCAGAACGAAGGATAATCCTGCCCCACATATCGTCTTTGGAGGTTTCAGCCCAGAAATTCCCGGTATCCGGATCACGGAGTTCTATTACCTTGGGGCCGGGATGGAATCTCCCCATGGCCTGATAATCGCAGAAATACCGGGTGAGTTCGGGAAGCATCTTCATATTGAACAGATCATACGTGGCAGTAACTGCCAGGTAATCCCCGGCCCCTTTCCCGGGTATCTGTTTCCCGGTCCTCTCATCCGCATACCCGTATATCTCCCGGTCAAGCCATACCGGGCCAATGGTGGTTTTCCCTGACTGACTGCCGGATAAAACAAAGGTGTATCGTGCGGGGGACGTAATTGCCTGGGATTGTCCCCGGTGGACCGCAAGGTATCCTTTTCCGGCATTATCGAACCGGATTACTCCCATCTGGTCCCAACATTCCCGGGGGAGGAGGTCTAATCGAACCCCGCATTCCCGCTGGCGTTGGTGGTATAGGGTGGCTGTCAATGTTTAAATCTCAAAAATTTGCCGATCAATCTTTTAATCGGGCTTCATCCTGGGGTTCGTTTGGTTCGTCCCCGGCGGTATCCGGCGGTATGGTATCCTCATCTGATGCGAGAAGCAGGGTGAACCTTCGGGGGGGAGCGTCGGCGGTTTCAGTGCGGATAATATTGGTAGCCTCTCCCCGGATGGTCCTCTCTCCATCAAACCCGGTCTTGAAATAGGCGATCAGGTCTTTATCTGATAGTTCGTTCAGGGGACAGGTGGCAGCATCAGAACCGGCCTCCTGCCATTTCCGGAGGCGGGCGTTCATGGTGTTTACCCGGATTGCCATGAAGTTCTGCATGGATGAACAGACGGTGATCTGCCGTTTATCCATCTCCCGCTTGGCTTCAATGGCGGCTTTCTCTGCCTGTTTGGTAGCCTGTTCGCTGATATGAGTATCCCATGCATCCACCCGGGAAGTCCAGTTCCACCGCCCTGCCCACCGCTTTAAAGTGCCTTCGCTCTTTAGTAGCTTTTGAGCAGCTTTCAGGATGCTTCTCTCACTCCCCAGATCCCGATATACGCAGAAGGCTTCATACGCCTTGGCAGATTCACCGGGTTTCTGGTCCCATGCATGGGATCTGCTCATTGATACTCCAATGGATCCCGGGAACCGGCAGATTCAAATGCCTCCAGGCGTTCAGTGCATGAACCGCATTTCCCGCAAGGTTTTTCTTCCCCTTTATAGCCTCCCGTAGTCCCAGCAAGATATATCCTTGTCATCAATTCTCCTGAAAGAGTTTTTTTCATCAGCATGAACCCCGGCAAAATATACTTTCAAATTGGGACAAGCCCCCCGCAATGAGGACATACCACGGTTTTCTGTTTGGGATCACCCTTGGGGGTATCGGACAGGAACCCATCAATATTTGGCATTTCTCCAAGCATACCGGCAACGGCACGATCCCTGTCCTGGGGCATACTACCGATTTAATGATCTTGACGCGTTTCATGCCGTCACCCCGAATTGTGATAGCGGTTTATGTGACGATTCGGATCGTTCCGTGCATTGTGGCGAGACCCATAACCGTTCTTTCCTCCGGTTCTCGCTGTTTGCCGTAACGGTGTTCAT